CAATACAAGACCCTACCAACAGTAACACAGCGTTACAGATTGATACTAATGGTATTGTCACTACACCAGCGCGACCAGCGTTTCGTGCTGTTTTGACTGCACAAAGAAATGGTCAGAATTTATCAACAGAAGCAGCAATGATATTGGATGCAAAAGAGTTCGATATCGGTAACAACTTAGACTTGAGCACATCAGAGTTCACCGCACCTGTAAATAGTATCTACAGTTTCACGGCTGTTGTTGGGATATCAGCTGCTACAACCGCAACATCTGTACAGCTGATGTTATATAAGAATGGGGCGAAACAGGTCGCTCACACTCTTGAAAACATAAGTCAAGATCCGCAAGGCGGCAGCCACATTTCAGTGATACACACTGCTTTACTGCAACTCGTGACTGGTGATGTAATAAAGTACAACTTCGACTGTAATGGCGATTCCAATGTAAACGTACGGAACACTGAATTTAGCGGCTTTTTGGTAGGCTAGGGGGGACTGAAATGGGATTAATACGTCTACAATCGAGCAGTCTACCTGCTGGGTCTGTGTTGCAGGTAAAGCAAACTGAATTAGATACGTTTTATTCAAACAGCACTAATATTCCTATTGATGACACAAAACCTCAGATTACTGAAGGCGGTGAAATACTAACCTGCTCAATAACTCCAACTTCTTCAACATCTAAACTGTTAATTGATGTTGTGATGAATGTAGCAAATTCCCTCTCAACTTATATTAGCGGTATATCTTTGTATCAGGATTCTACTGCTGATCCCTTGTGTAGTGCTTGGTCTAGGACTGTTGACAGTAATAATCCAGTGTCACCAATGCTTCTCAAACATTACATGACAGCAGGGACTACATCTTCAACAACATTTAGCGTTCGTGGTGGAACATTAGGTAACACAGGGGTATTTCAAGTTAACGGTGCTTCTGCAACAAGATATTTAGGCGGTGCTTTAATTTCGTCTATTACTATTACGGAGATTGCCGGATGAGTGCCATGAAACAGCAAATGACCGTATCACCGGAACTTCGCGTACAGCTGGACTTAGAGGCGCATGAGAAGGAGTGCGCTGTTCGCTATCAGGCCGTGGAAGACAAACTGTCAGGCTTAGACAAACGCCTGTGGCGCTTGGAAGCAATGATTATGGGTTCAACCGTGGTCATCGTGGGTCTGGCGGCAAGTTTACTAATGAAGATGTAAGATATGATGGGAGAGCATACCAGAGGGGGAACCTGGGATGCTAGCAGAGCTGGCCGCTTGCAATGCGGCACTGGCGGTTATTACTAAGACACTTCAACATGGCAAAGAGCTCACGACTGCAGGTAAAGCTGTGGCCGACTTTGTAATAAACAAAGATGCCCTAGCCACCAAGGCTACCAAAAAGAAACACTCTATTTGGACAAAGATTGCGCCAGGCGGCAAAGAAGACATGCTGCAGACCTTTATGGCGCTAGAAGAAATCAAGAAACAAGAAGACAAGCTGCGCGAAACGATGCAGCTGTATGGCCGGGCTGGGCTGTACCAAGACTGGGTACGCTTCCAGGCTGAGGCGCGCAAGTCACGCCAGGCGGCCGAGAAAGACCGCCAGCTGGCTATCGAACACCTTAAAGAAAACATCATGATCGGCGGCGCCGCTATAGCTGTGCTTGGCATTGTATTGGCCATCGTTGTTTTCATATTTAACGCACGAGGTATTTAAAGATGATCACAGTAGTTGTGCTTGCCTGTTATGTAGCGCAGCCCGAGTTTTGCCATCAGTTCACTGATTTGAGAGGCAGTGTCTTTACGCAAGAGCAATGCGAAGCCCGAGCTTATGAGATGGGTAAAGATATCATAAAAACCGAGCAGGGGGCTCTACACCCCACCAAGTTTAAATGCGTAATGCCGAAGGGTATCGAAACATGAATGAAAACCAGTTAGATCGTGTGCGTAAACGGTTGATCCAGGAAGAGGGTCTAAAGTTACAGCTCTATCATTGTACTGCTGGCAAGCTCACGATAGGCGTAGGGCGTAATGTTGAAGACCGGGGTATCACACACGACACCGCCATGCAGATGCTAGATGAGGACATCGATATCTGCGTAGGTGAGCTTGAGAAGAACCTCAGCTGGTTCGAAGATGCCCCAGACAAGATCCAAGAAGTCTTGATCGACCTGTGTTTTAACATGGGTATCAATAGACTAATGGGCTTTGTTAAGACACTGCATAAACTAAAGACCGGCGCATACAAAGAAGCCGCGGAAGAGCTCCTGGACAGCCGTTATGCATCTTCAGTACCCAACCGCGCTAAGCGTAACGCAGACATAATAGCATCGATGGAGTAGCCAATGATCGCAGCCCTCATACCTGCAGTATCCAGTATCCTGGACAAAGTGATACCTGATGCAGACACAAAGCAGCGCCTGGCAGCTGAGATAAGCACCATGGCAGAAAAGCATGCTCAGGAGATCGCGCTGCAGCAAATCGAGATAAATAAGGCAGACGCGAAGGGTAACTGGTTTCAGTCGTCCTGGCGTCCACTTACTGGCTACGTATGTGTCCTGGGTTTCATGGTCAACTTTCTGATATCACCGATTGCAGCTGGGTTTGGTGTACATATCCCCCAGGCTGACACAGCAACCATGCTTCCGGTACTGATGGGCATGCTCGGCCTGGGTGGCATGAGAAGCTATGAGCGCGTTAAGAAAGTTGGAAAGTAATGTGGTGCAGAGACGATCATACGACCGATGAACAAGCGGAGATCAATAGAAATGCCAAAAGTAACGATGGAGCGCGTCCTGGCGTGGAAGCTACTGCCGAGACTGGTGATGGCAGTTCTCCTATGGCAGTATGTGGCAGTCTTAGATTGGTACATGGCGATACCCCAGAACATCGTATCGACACAAGCGACAGCGCTGACAGCGACAGTGACCGGGGCGCTTAGCGGCGCCTTTGGTCTATGGTTAGGCCATGAGAAATGATAAGCATCGTCCTTTGTGGACGGTGTTTTTTCAAAATGACTTGTGTTCCCCCATGTTACGTGGTATAGAATCGGTAGGAAGTCCACTTGTGGCGAGCAGCTGACTTCTAATCAGCAGGTTGGGGGTTCGAGTCCTCCCGGAATCGCCACTCTTGAGACTTCTGCGACAACATGTCACAGGAGAGCAAAAGTGAGCATATATAAGTCAAAACCTTCACAGGTCAGCTGGCAGTCAGCCAAGCCTTTCTCAGTAGATCTTTACAACAATCGGTACCCAATGTGCGGCAGTCACATGGTGTGGGCTGTCGTTGGTTATAAGTGGGTTCGCATCCGCAAAGCCCACGGCCAGGTCATACCATTTAAGGTACGCCGCACAGAGTGGGATCAAATTCCGAAGAGGGCTCTGTGATGTACATAGATCCCATCGACCCATTCACACACATGGTCAATTTAAACGCTGAGATCAAACGGCTTGAGGATGAGCTGTTTGACGCCGCCGGTCGCGGCGAGCCTTGCGACAACATTGAGACTAACCTGTCGGTGATGTACCAGGCGCGCGCTGACGGCCACACAATGATCCCACTGTTTTAATATCGGAGAGCACAGTCATGGATACACGTATTGAGAACTTCACGTTTAAGTACAACACCCGGATCTGGTCTAAAGAAAAGCACCGGAACGAAAGCACCCACCGCATCCAGCGTTTTGTGGGTGTCGTGGGCAACATTGAGATGGCTGAGATCGATGGCAGCCACCTGTACCGCATGATGGATGCATTAGAGGCAGACGGCTTATCTAAAGCTACCATTAATCGCTACGTGGCGGCCGTACAGGCGGTGTTGAGCTTCGCCAGGGCGTCAGGTATGGCTGCACGTGTAATTAGCGTTAAAACGCCCTCAGAAGACCACCGCATCCGGTTCTTTAGTGACCAGGAGCTGGATGCGATTCGTCTCTTTTGTGATAACCCTCGCGTACCAATGTGGTTTAAGGAGATGTGTGATCTGGCTCGTTACACCGGTATGCGTCACTCAGAGATCAGCAACTTGCGGCACCCTGGGAAGGCGCGTGTCGAAGAGGGTGACGATGGTCTCTGGTGGATCACTCTGTTTGAGACAAAGAACGGTGACCAGCGGCAGGTAGCTTTGTACAAACAGGAAGCGATTGATGCAGCTCGCAGCCTAGCTGCTGGTTTCCCTTACAACGCAAAAGAGTTCTATCTACTTTGGAACGTCCTAAGAGCGCGTGTAGCGCCTGGTGATAAAGACTTTGTATTTCACGTATTCCGACATACCGCAGCCAGCTCTATGGCCAACGACATGCGTCTAAACAGCGATGTCATTGGTCAGTGGCTTGGTCACAGAAATCACAAAACTACGTCTAAATATATCCACATTAAGCCGGAAACTATTGGCGACATTGCAAAACGAATGGCGGCAGCTGGCTAGTTGCTGTTCATGCTATGTTCTGATAAGCTAAGTCCCAGAAAGATAGAGGAAGGAGAAAAACAATGATTTACTTGTTAAATGGTAAATGCCGCATTTATGGGTCTAATCCTGCAGCTGCATCCAGTTGGTGTGACTGCCCAACGGCACCACCGGCATCACTAGAAAAACCAAGACTGTTTTCTAAGTATAAATTAAAGCGTAAAGAGCTGATCGTAAAAGGTAACACGATAGTATTCGGAGATCGTTACTCGGCTGTGAGCTACGGTTTTGTACACCTTTACATGTCACACCCAACCCACATTCCCTATATCCCCTCAGTGATCTCATAACTCTCTGTAATCACTGTAATTCTAATTGTGTTCCCCCATAGCATATACGCAGGGGACATTAAGGGGATCAATATGACATCTATGGATAGACTAAATGGCTCTACGCTTGCTCAGCTGCAGCGTGAGAAGCAGATGATGACTGACGGCCACGACCGGTTCTTAGACCGACAGGCAAAGCTAAAAGATCTCAGCATTGCGCCGGCTAACTCTAGACTACTGAAGGACGCACTCGCGGCAACCACAGAAGCATTACGTATAAGGTTGGACGAAGCGTCTGCTGCTGATGGTCGGCCTTTTGATTGGGTACTAGATCTAAAGTCTTTGGATACTGAGCTCCTAAGTTACTTAGGTCTCATCAACGCTATGGAAGGCGTCGGTATGGCTGCGACCAGGACTAGCGTACTTCGAAACATTGGCGGTCGTGTCGAAATGGAGCACTTTAGTGTTGAGCTGAAGGCATACGACAAGGCACTTCACGATAGGATCACAAGTCTCGCTACAAGCAACAACAGCAGCAGCGAGCACCGTAAGAAGGCCGTAAGACACATAGCAGCTAAAGAAGGCTTTGTGCATGAGAGCTGGTCTCAGGAGCGTAGGATGAAGGCAGCTGCACCCATCCTTAGCGCTATACTTGAGGCATCTAATGTCTTCGAAGTTTGGACACAGATTAAAGACAACAAGACTGTGTACAGAATTGGATTGACCGAGGAAGCCTCAGACGGCATCGCTGACATCAATCAAGAGATCAGCTGGAATGAGCCTGTGTTTACACCGATGATAACACCACCGAAACCCTGGGACAGTGATGACAGTGGTTGTTACTTAGATCCAGCTCTGGCCAGTACCACGCCCCTGGTTCGACATATGTCACCTAAGCAGCGTGGCATGCTGAAGTCAGCTATACGGAGTGGCAGAATGCAGCCGGCCTTAGATGCACTCAATGCTATCCAGGCCACACGCTACACCATAAACAAATACGTACTAGCAGCTATAGAGTGGGTTTGGGATAACAGCTTACAGCCAGGCGCTAGTTTTCCTCAGCGTGACAAATTGGAACACATTAAGTTTCCAGAGAACTACGCTGAATTGTCGGACGAAGACAAAAAGGGCATCAGGCTCAAAGCTCAGGACATCCGGCAGCTGAACAAGCAGGTGGATGCTGATCGCTCGATGATGACCATGGATCTAAGGCAAGCCAGAGACTTGGCTCAGTACGAGCATTTCTACTTACCACACAGCTTTGACTTTAGGGGTCGTATTTACCCAGTGTGTAACTTCAACACACACCGCAGTGACCACATCAAGTCGCTATTTACTATAGCTGACAAGAAGCCAATCACTGAATCTGGTGCCAGGTGGATTGCTATCCAAGTAGCCAACACCGGCGACTTCGGTAAGATCAGCAAGCAGTCATTCGAAGACCGTGTGCAGTGGGTTATCAATAATGCTGATCGTATAGCAGAGATCGGTAATGACTTCGAAGGCACTTACGATGGCGATGATCCCGAGCAGCTGTACTGGTCGAAGGCTGACAAGCCGTTTGCATTCCTGGCTGCTTGCCGAGAGTTCTTTGGCTTCTGGGTTCATGGTACTGACTACGAAAGCGGCTTGCCTATCAATCTCGATGGTTCCAACAGTGGCATCCAGCATTTCTCTGCAGCCAGCTGTACTGAGACTGACGGAGCCCTGGTCAACCTGGTGCCTGGCGACAAGCCTCGGGACATCTACCAAGCTGTAGCAGATAAGGTGACTGAGATACTACAGGCTGACGATGACCCGGTGTCTCAAGAATGGCTGGACTATGGTGTCACCAGGAAAGTCGTAAAGCGCAACGTAATGACCTACGGCTACTCAAGTGGCATCTATGGCTTTACCGATCAACTAATGGAAGACCTGATGATCCCACTGCGTAACAGTGTGAGGCGAGGTGAGCTCGAAAAGCATCCATTTGTAGACCCTGGTAAGGCTGCCAGGAAGCTAGCCAACGCCAACTGGGCTGCGATTAACCAGGTAATCGTAGGCGCTGCAGATGGCATGAGGTTCTTCCAGGCGTTTGCTCATGCCCTGGCTGAGGTTAATCAGACTATGAGTTGGTTCACGCCGGTCGGGTTCCCAGTCGATAATGCATACCACAAAAACAAAGCTAAGCGTCTGCGGATCTATCTTTACGACAAGCAGGTAGACAGCCAGGTGCGTACCAGCGCTGTGCTCAACATGGCCGACACCAGGACTGTTGATAAACGCAAGTGTGGTGCAGCTGTGAGCCCTAACATGATCCACAGCCTGGACAGCAGCCACCTGATGAGCACTGTACTCAGGTGTCTCAATAAAGGTGTTCGCAACTTTATGCTGATCCATGACAGCTTTGGTACTGTGCCGGCAGACACTGACAAGCTCTTCATGGGTGTACGTGAGGCATTCGTTGAGCAGTATGACGGCAAGTGCATCTACAGCTTTATCACGGATCAAATACTCGACCATGTCGATTTAGGTGTCGATACGAAGGCACCAACCATACCAACTAAAGGCAGCCTGGACATAAAGGCTGTACTGCAAAGTGACTACTGCTTTGCGTAACTTCTAGTATGCGTGGGGGGACTTGTGTTCCCCCATAGCATATAGACCCCATAAAAAGAAAACGAGGATCGTATGCACCCAAGAGAACGGGTGTTGGAACAGGCGCGTCTACTCGAATCACAAGACAAACCAATCCCTGCCGACCTGGAGCGCGAAGCACAGCGCCTGGGTCTGCAGCTGACACCAAATATCGAGAACAAAGAGAAACAAGGAGTATCCCAAAATGGCAAAAGTAGCATTTGAAACACATAAAGGAACAGCAGAATACCCCTGGCTTAACGTACCTGACACACAGTTCGACGCTGAGGGTAAGTATAAGACTGGCTTACGTGTACCAGCTGATCAATGTAAAGAACTGCGAGACAAGATACGTCAGTTTGCTGTGGATGAGTTCGGCAAGAAAGCTGAGACAGCCAAGGTGCCATACAAGCAAGACCCAGATACCGGTGAGATCATCTTGAATGCAAAGTCAAAGTATCAGCCGAAGGTCTACGACAGCAAGGGTCAGATCATCGTACCGAGCAACCTGCCTCAGATCTGGGGTGGTTCTGTATTGAAGATGGGCGGCACCCTGCATGCTTATAACAGCGCCGGTAATATTGGCGTTTCGATGCAGCTCACAAAGATCCAGGTTATTGACTTGGCCGAGCGTCAGGAAGACGGCGCCGGCTTCGCTGCAGAAGAGGGATCATTTGTAGCCTCAGAACAAACTAACGAAAGCAACGATAATGGCTCCTCGAAAGAAGACAAACCGGAAGACGGCTTCAGCGCCAACTTCTAGACAAAGAGCCATCAAGAATGGGTATCGCTCAGGTCTCGAAGATAAAACAGCAAGACAGATCAAGGAAAGCGGTCTTGAGGTTCTCTACGAGACTGAGCGTATCCAGTTTGTATGGCCTGAGCGCCAGGCGCACTACACACCAGACTTCCGGCTGCCAAAACCTGGCGGCTATTTTTATGTCGAAACAAAAGGCCGTTGGATATGTGAAGACAGACACAAGCATTTGCTAATAAGGCAGCAATGCCCGGACATCGACATACGCCTGGTGTTTAGTAACGCAAATGCAAAGCTCTATAAGGGCTCACCAACTACATATGCCGCGTACTGCGAAAAACACGGCATCCAATATGCACATAAAGTAATTCCCGAAGATTGGCTGCAGGAGAGCAAAGATGCAACCATCGAAAACAGTAATGGAGACTTGGGGTCAGGAGAATGACGCTGGCAGGTTCGTGGCACATGAGCCATGCGATGCCTGTGGATCGAGTGACGCCAGGGCAATATACGACAATGGCGAACGAGGATACGCAGCATACTGCTTCAGCTGCACAGACCACCAAACCTTCGACCAAGACTTCCAACCCACCAGCTCAGCAGCTGCGGCAGAACTTATACAGGCAGCGCATCAAGCAAAGCCGGAAGGTTTACTCCAGGGCGAGATCCAAGCAATCCCGGCCAGGGGGATAAGCCAGGAAGTATGCAAGAAGTTTGGCTACCGGGTGGGTACATACCAGGGGCAGCCTGTACAAATAGCTACGTACTACAGCCCCGG